TCGTGGTTTTACTCACACCCGTGGGATGTGGTTCAGGAAGCTCGACATTACATAAAACTTGTAAATAGTTCATGTGATGCTCCCTATTCGGAATTCTTATTCGTGCCGAAAACCGCACGGAAACCGAGGGGAATTTGCAAGGAATGGAACGAAATGCAATTCCACCAGCAGGCAGTACGTAATCTGCTGGCGCACTTCATTCGGTTGCTTTTAGAGGCTTGGTTACCTCTAGAAGATCAGTCAGTCCATGGACATAGAGCTTTAACGTCCTCTGGAGACCGTGAAGATGCGACAATTGACGAATCTGAGGCATCTGATCGTGTACTACGCGATCTTGTGTCATGGGTTTCGCAAGATAACCAGGAGTTGCACAATGCACTAATGGCAGTCTCGACGAAGTGGATAAAACCTCCTCGTTGTATGGGGCGAAAAGCCCCGCTTGTCAGGACCCATAAGTTTGCACCTATGGGTTCAGGTGTTTGTTTTCCGGTCATGTCGTTAGTCCACCTCTTCTTAGTACGAGGTATAATTTGGACAAAAATGCTCGACTTGACACCTTGTGAAAAGCAGGTTCTCTGTAAACGGGTCAGCGTGTATGGTGATGATATTATATTACCATCAGTTGCTGTACCATTCGTTTATGAGTGGTTGCCTCGTTTTGGCATGAAGATCAACCAAGACAAGAGTTACCACAAAAGTTACTTCAGAGAGTCCTGCGGCACTCATGCATATAAATCGCATGAGGTCACTCCCGTGTACATAAAACGTGCACCAATCTCAACCACGGATGACATCGACGAAAAAACGTTGGTGTCCCTACTGAAGTCGGAATCCGATTTATACAAACTCGGCTACACGGCGACAGCTAGGTTCCTGCGCAATACCGTTCATACTAAGTGGCGAAAAACCAATTTGCCATATGTTGAAGAAGGTACATGCGTACTCGGCATAATAAGACCGAGCAACTCTCCTGAATTGACCAAGTTTAACAACGGTGAATACAGAAGACGTTGGGACGACGACACACAATCTTTTTGGTATAAGGTACCAGTAATGCAGCCTCGCACTGAGGTCACTCCAATCAAGGATGACCGTCAAGCTTATCTAGCATACCAGTGTACATACAGTAAAAAACCTGCACGCCTAACCTCCGAACTACCGCAAGTATATGAGTTAGCTTACTTATTGCTGACTCTCGCGGGTGAGAAAGATCTCAAAGTTCGGC